CTAGTTGGGAAGGGAAATTGAAACCCGCTTTTGTTGCTCGGTTCAAGTATCGTAAACCGTACAAGACATGGATTAAGTTTCTATGTAAGTACGCTACCGTTGAAGAGTACATGGACATTGCTTGTAAGACTAGTCCAGTGGATGCAATGAAACACTTTGGTTATGAAGGGAAATAAAATGATTGAACAGTATGAAAATGAAGTAAAGAAGTTGGAGAAGTTACTCACTAAGTTTGGTGGTAACACTTCTGCTGTAAAGATGAAGAAGTATGCGATTGAGAAAAAGATTGCTATATTTAAAGATATCGTTAAAGAGTTGAAGTTAATTGAAGAGGTGATTGCATAATGGAATATCTAACACAAATTCAAAAAGAGTATGTTTACTTCACGGATATGTTGAAGTCTATTGAGAAGATTAAAAAGAAGACGCCAGGTAATGGGTTCGCTAAGATGCAGTGTAAGGAACGAATTGCAGAGTTGGAAAAAATCTTTGATGAGATTGACTATGCAGCCCAGATTACCTATGATTAAAAAAGATCAAAATAAGTGAAGAAAGTGCTTGACTTTGTTATCATAACATGGTATATTGATCAAGTAACAATGAGAAAGAGGTTTTATTATGAAGTTTGAAAAGTGGTTAGATACGTTGGTTGAAGAAAAAGGTCTTGACTTAGACCATACCTTTGAGTACAACGGCCCAGTCTATGGGATGAATATGATTCCATTGGAATCAGTGGTTGAACAAATCAAGGCGTTTCATCCTCAAACCCAAAAGATGACAAAGAATAGATTGGTTGAGATTGATTTTAAAAACGGTGATGTAATGCATTTCTTTGGTTACATTGCACAGAAAATGGCGATATAGGAGAATATATTATGGGATTACATATTGAAGTTTATAAGAATGGTAAGTGGGATTGCACAAATGGTGGAGTTACCTCTGGCGATATTAAAGGTCTTTGTATTGAAAACGTAAGTGGGCCGTTTAATCCAAGTGAGGATTATCCTGCTGCTCAGTTAGTTTCAAGGAATGTTATGGGTAGAACAATCGTTCACATCGTTCCCACTGCTGAGATTGAAAAGGGTTCGTGGACTATGATGGGTGGACACTATGGTTCAACATCAGATTCAAGGTTCAGCGAAAAGGTTGAAGAGATGATGGGTACACCATTCTATGGGGCTCTTGCAATTCACGATAGAGTTGAATAAAAGTGAAGAAAGTGCTTGACATTGGCTAATTACTATGGTACTATGATCAAGTAAGATAAAGAAAGAGGTTATATTATGAATACAAATATTGAAAAGATTGTGAGTGAGATTGTTGACTTTGTTGCTTACGTTGAGAGTTTCTACGGTAATGTGCCTGATGCCATTTACCCTATCGGTGCGACACCCAATATGATTTTGTCTGCTACTAAGAAGTATATTAATGACAGACCAGATGATTTTTGTGGAGACAGTCTTGACCGTGAAAGAGTTAGAGACATTATGATTAATGATTATGGATTGGAGTGGAAATAATGAATGATATTTTAAAAGACATTGATGACCTTACGGTTGTTTTGGATGCCATCAAAGTTGGAATTAAACCCGACTCTGTGTGTGATGCGATTGAGAAAATCATCGCTGTCAAGAAATCCCAAGTTGAATTGTTTGAGTTTGATTTGGAAAAAGAATTTAACAATGAAATGAAAGAGGTAGCCTAATGAGTAAAGTAAAAAACTGGATTATGGATATGGAAGAGTCAGTTCACACTGCTCTTGATTCCAATTGTACTACAGTTGAACAAGTGATTGCATTCGTAAAGAATGATTCCGATGTTCAACTTTGTGATGAAGTGTTTGTCACAGAATACTTTAATGAGTGTATGGAGGCTGTTTAATGTTTGAGACAACAATTAAATTTCAGACTGAAGTTGGTAGTTCTATTATCAATCGTTCAACTGGCATCTTTATTGGTGAGACTGAAGAGTCTTCTGTTCAAACCGCCCTATCAGAGTTTGCTACTCATTATGGCAAACCACAAGACATTCTAGAAATCAAAACTCTAGATAAGACAAAAGACTAATCCAATCTGCCCTTAGCTCAGTTGGATTAGAGCAACAGCCTTCTAAGCTGTAGGTCGCAAGTTCGAGTCTTGCAGGGCAGGCCAATCCAAAGGGAGAGCATCATCGCTCTCCCTTTTTCGTTATAAATAGTGGCAGGAGATTTATGAATGTCAAATTATTTTAGCGGGATGGATGGGTTCATCTGGTTCACAGGCGTAGTTGAAGATAGAAACGATCCAGACAAACTTGGTCGTGTTCGTGTTCGTTGCGTAGGATACCACACAGATAACATCCAGAAAATTCCAACTTCCGATTTACCTTGGGCATGGGTTATGATGCCAACAACATCATCAGCACTAAATGGTATTGGTGAGTCACCTTCCTTTATAGTTGAAGGCAGTTGGGTTATTGGTTTCTGGCGTGACCCTCAAACAATGCAAGAACCTATTATCATGGGTACACTGCCTGGCGTTCCATCCGTATCTCCAAACAAAGACAAAGGTTTCAATGACCCAAGAACTGAAGACGAAGCAATATACGGGCCTTACCCAATAAGAATTAACGAGTCTGATATGAACAGACGTTCTACAGGCTCAGACTATCTTGCAGAAAAAAGACAAGAAGAAATTTACTCAAACATTGGAACTTCTGATGGTGAGACATGGGCGGAACCAGCAAGTCCTTATGAAGCAGTCTATCCTTATAATCATGTATACGAAACAGAAAGTGGTCACATTCGTGAATATGATGATACAAAATTCCGTACAAGAATCCATGAGAGACATAGAAGTGGTTCTTACTATGAGATTGATGATGGTGGTAATAAGGTTTTAAAAATTGTCGGTGATGGTTATGAAATTATCGCTGGTTCTAGATATGCATATGTAAAGGGTAATTGTAATCTCACCGTAGATTCTAATTGTAACACAAACATCAAAGGTAACTATACTCTTAATGTTGATAAAGATATGACTATCAATGTTGGTGGTAAACTTTCTGAAACAGTCAAGGGTTCAGTCACAGAAATCTATGAAGACACAAAGACAGAGAATGTCAAGAAGGCAGTTGTAGAAGTTTATGAAGATACCAAGAATGAAAGTGTAACAAAGAAAGTTACGGAAACATTTGCAGAAGGTCAACAAACTTCTATTACTGGTGAATATGATTTAGATGCTACTGGCGCAATATCTATTGAGTCAGATTCAACAATTAAGATTAACCAACCAGGCGCAACTCAAAATGCAGCTCGTAAAGGTGATACTGCTGATACTGGTGATGCTGGTGGTGGTTCACACTTTGATGTTAATGCTGCTGGAACTGATGTTATTGAAACTGGTTCTGGTACTGTCTTTATTGGTGACACTGGTGCGACAGACCTTGCAGAACCAACTCCTGCTCCAGAGGTTGACCCCAATCCAGTATCCACAGCGGAAACTGCATTTGGTGTTGCTGGTACTGGAATGAGTGATACAAGAGCAAGAGAAATTATTAAAGGTAGAGAAGATGATATTGCTTCTGGACTTGATGTAGATTCAAACGAACCTTTTGAAATTCAATCTACTGAACAACAAGTTATTGTTGATGGTGATGGTAATGGTTTTGAAGATGCGTCTAAGGTTGAAAGTAATATAGTTGATGATAACACTAATACAGATTTAACTCAAAAAGATTTTGATGGTAAACTTCTTAATTTCCTTTCACACACTGACCCTCGTATTTCTTCTGCATTAAGGGAGACTATGGAAAATGTTGCGAAAGAGTATGGAAGAACTTTAACAATTACTTCTGCATATCGTTCACCAGCATATAATGCAAAGGTTGGTGGAGTATCCAAAAGTTTACACCAACAAGGTCTTGCAGTAGATATTCGTCTTACAAATACTTCTGTTGCAGATAGACAACGGTTTATGCAACTCCTAGTGAAACATGGTATCAAAGGTATTGGTGCCTATTTCCCTTCAAGTAGTGGTGGTATGTTTATTCATTGTGACCTTGGCGGAAAACGACAGTGGGGGCCGTCTGGTTCTAGACGTAGTAGTTATGGATGGCAACAAGCAACTCTCAAACCACTTGGATATATTGTATAAATAATAGAAAAGGATAATCATATGGCAGTTCAATCAGCATACAGAGATGCAGAGCGTACAAACGATTCAAGTCGTAGTGTTAAAAAGTTTAAAGACCTTAACTTGAATTTCACAAAGCATCCAAGTACAAAAGACGTAACAACTCTTTCTGACGCAGCTTCTGTTAAGCGTAGTGTTAGAAATCTTGTTCAGTATGGTATGT